GGGAGCGAGAGGCAGAGCGATCGGCACGCGTGTGACAGGATGTCGCGGGGGCGCTCGGCAACGCCCTGCGGCTTGATGCGAGCCGTTGCGATACCCTGCGAAGAAAGCTCCCCGAGTAGGATTCGAAGCCCCGCAGAAAGTACGGGGAAAACGCAGGCTCATCTGTCTGCTGGCCCTAAAAGCGGCCCTGACGCCTCCATTATGCAGTTGCCGGAATTGTTCGGCAACGCCCGGCACATTGCGGAATTGGTGCAGCAACTCGCCGCACTGAATCCGGACGCCATCGCCGTCATTCTCCGGTGTTTCGGACAGCCCGCTACCTCGCCCCCCTCTCACTTACCAAGTGTCCACTGCCCATCGCAGGCGGGGCCACCGCCGCCTCAGTCCCGACGGTCGCCGACGTAAGTCTTCGGATATCCGGCGTTCCGAGCACGAAGAGCGGTTCGGAGTGTGTTGCGATTCCAGCAACAGCCACGCGGTCTTGGGGAGTTCCTCAATTCTGAAGCAATTGCGTCGAGGCTTAGCCCTCGCGTCCGTAGGCAGGCTATCTGCTCGACTTGGGCCCGTTCCGTGAGGTCCGGCTGAAAGTACGCGCCGCTGCGTTTCCCAACGCGTCGCCAGCCGATCGGCGTGCAGCGACCGTAGGGGAGCCCGGCCGACTTCTTTGCCCGTAGTGCATCGCGGGTCCGCTGCCTCACGAACGCCACCTCCAGTTCCGCAAAGGCCGTGAGGATGGTGAACACGCACCGGCCGATGGGGCTGCTGGTGTCGAGCCCGAGATCGAGGGAGTTGAACGACACGTCCTTGCTGGCGAGGAGTTGCATGGTCTGGGCGGCGTCGATGACGGAGCGGAAGGCCCGGTCGAGTTTGGCCCAGATGATCTTGTCGCCGGGCTGGACGAGAGCCCAGACCTTGCGGCCCTCGTCCCGCTCAAACATGGGCCGGGTGCCGCTGGTGGCTGAGTCGTAGAGCCAGCCGCCGTAGGTGTAGCCCTCCGGCACAAGGGCCCGCTTGATGTACTCCTCGCACACGGAACGCTGGGCATCTTCAGTGATGGTCTGCCGGCCGGTTGAGGCCCGGCCGTAGGCGTAGACGGTAGGCATGGTGGGGACTCCTTACCAGAGGTAGAAGACGACGACGAGCCAGAAGCAGAGCCATCCGAATGGCCCCATGTAGACCGACTCTGACGGGTCCATCGAGGTGCGGATCATCAAGGCGATGATGGCCGACCGCACGATCCAACTGACGAGCCCGGCTTCCAGCCCGAGCAGGAAGACCAGCCGGCGGCGGATCGTGGAGGGACCGTACTTGTAGTCCAAGAAATTCATGGCAGTTTTCCTTTCAGTATTAGCCCGGACCCGGAATGTGGATGCAACCCAGCACCCACTCTTGGATGCCGACGATGGCGTCTTTGCGGCACTTCCAACGCATCACGTCGGTCCAAGTCTTGCCTTCTTCAACGGCATAGAACTGGTTGTGCTTGTAGCCATAGTCCCCATCCACGTGATGATGGGTGCGCGACTCAAGGTCGTGCATCCATATCTTCACCCACAGCCGTCGGCTGTCTTGCGTGGCGGTGGGTGCCGTGCAGACGCACAGTCGCGGCCCTCGCTGGCGAACAAAAGTAGAGGGGAGGTGGCGGCTGCCGACGAACTCGCCCCCATCGCCAACCGGCGAGGCAGTGGCCTCCGGCCCATGTGCCAGCGCTTTTCGCAGGCGAGTCACGAACAGTCGGCAGCGGCGAGGGAACTTCGGATACATGGCTGCGTACGTCTCGGCCCACTCGTCCCTTGTGCGGGAGATTCGGCTTGTCCATGGGCGAGGGGTCCGCCAGACACCCGGCTTGACCGGGCAAGGCGTGGCCGCCCCGTCACGCACTCGCCAGTATCGAGCCTCACTCGTCGGCTCGCCGGCAGATGGGGTGAACAGGGGCACGTATTCCCGCCACTTGCGACAGGCCAGCCGCCATGCCTGCCGGGACTTGTCGTCGGTCCCGGAGCGGACAGGTTGCGTGACGGCGTACACCGTGTCGCCGCCAGCGCCGAGATAGACGGTGGCAAGATCGACTTTGGTCTTCTCCCCGCTGTACTGAATTACGAAGCCAATGCCTCCATCGTGTGCGATCACGCGGCCACGCAGCACGTCCGACCGCTTGCCGGCGGCGTGCAATCGCATGAATGTCGCCAGTTGACGGAAGGAATAGATTCGTGGTGTGCGTTTCTTTCGTCGTTGAGCCATCGTTATGCGCCTTCGCGTGAGTCGTCCTGTCAGTATCAGCCCGGACCCGGTATGTGGATGCACCCAAGCACCCATTCCACGATGCCGTTGAAGGCATCCCGCCCGGACTTCCAGCGGAAGTCGGGGTTCCATCGCCGCCAGTGATCCTCTAGGCCGCGATACTCGCTGTTCATCGCAGCGTAGGCGTCGTCGATCTGGAAGTGCTGACGGGATTCGTCGTCGTGCTTGCACCCGTACACGACCAGTCGCTTGCCGTCGTGCGAGGCGGTAGGGGCGGTGCACACAAGTATCTCTGTGCCAGAATCGTAGGGCTGAATCTCTGTCGGGGTGAGGCCGTCGAGGGCTTTCTTGAGGCGGGACGACAGCAGTGTGCAACGCCGTGACCAGAAGGCGGCGTATAGCCCGCTCTCCTTCGTCTCACGCGCGGATAGCATGGCGGTGCCTCGCGGAAAGTGCTTCCACACGCCGGGTTTACTGGTGCATTCATGAGACTCGCCATCGCGGATGCGATACCAAGTGTCTACGCCTTGCGGGATGTTGTCTGGGTGGTGTGGCGTAAGCGCCGACACGCACCTTTTCCAAGCGGCCAGTTGCTTGTGGGCGTGCTTGCCGCGTCTCGGCGGCGGGGAGGGCACGCAATACACGGTGTCTCCGTCTGCCCCGCGATAGACGCTTGCTATGACGACTCGATCAGGGCCATAGCCATGCAGAATTTTAATGTCGTTGGTGCGCACGCCGGTAGACTGCACGTAGGCGTAAGCCCCACTGCGGGACAGGCGGGTGGGCCGCCTCTCCTTGGCTGCAATCCGCAGGATCCTCTCAAGTTCTTCGTAGCTGAAGATGCGAGCCGGCCGTGTCTTCGGTAGTTCGTCCATCGTCATGCTCCTTCCTGCGAGAGTGGTACGACACGGGCCCACTTGGGGATGGCTTGGTGCCATGCCGATCCCTTCTTGCCCGTGTATGCCAAGACGACACGGGCATGCGGCTTCTTGGCGTGCCAGTGTGTCTCGGCGTCGGTGACTAGCACGATGGAGTCGGGGTGGTCGTCCTTCTCCACCTGCTCGATGGCGGTGGACATGTCCGTACCGCCGCCGCCATGCCAGTCGAACACGCTGGTCGTGGCCACCAACTTGTGCGATTGGACTTGAGTGTCGGCACAGTACACCTTCACCCGCCCCAGTTTCCGCAGCCCTTGAGCGATGACGGACAGGGCTTTCGCTTGGATGTCCTTCGTCATCATGGAGGCCGACGTGTCCACGATCACGACGGCGTGTGGCTGCACGGTGATGCGGCCGTGCAGGATGGGGGCATCGTCGCCGGGCGGCTGCTTGCGTGACCGGCGGCGGTGGGAGTAGTCCCGGCCGCCGACCGGCGATGCCACGCTGGAGCAGACCGCCGACCTCAACTGGGCGAATGGATCGGGCTCGGGTCGCAACTTGGCCTTGAGTGCCTGCTTGATGTTGCCGGGCACCTTGCCGGGATTGCTGGCCTCGTACTGGGCGATGGCGTCTTCCGCTTGGGCGGCGGCCATGCCCTCGCCATAGGCTTCCCACGAGCCGTCGCTGGCTACCTCATACGGGCGAGGGCAACCGTCCGCACACGAGCCGCCGGAGCCCGGCGAACCGGCCGGTGGTGGTGCCTCGCCCTGCCCAGACGGAGGCGATCCCGCTCCGCTGCCAGCCGCATCCTCCTCGCCGTCTGGCGAGCCGTCGCTGCCGCCTCCAGCAGAAGTGTCGGCATCACCGTCTTGCCCGTCCCCATCGGGAACATCGCCGCCGGATGCAGACGCACCCCCCTGCTGATCGTCGTCACTGCCAGACTCGTCTGACTGTTGGTCGCCATCGCCGTCTCCTTGCTGTTGGTTGTCGTCGTCATCGTTGCCCTTCAGCCTCTCCATGATGAGGCGGTAGTATTCCTGCATCGACTTGTTCTCGGGGAAGTCGAGCGTGATACCCAACTGCGGCAGGGGACAGCCCAAGTGGACCGCACCATCCGGGCGGAGGTGCCGCATCATGGCGAGCGTCTGCTCGATGACCAGATCGCCAGCGACGTTGCAGACGAACCGCTGAAACTCGCTGGGCGTCTGGCCGATGATCTCCTTCGACCGGGCGTGGTGGTCGAAGATCAGATGCAGCACCTCGTGGGCGACGAGGTATGCCGTCTGTTCCTTGCCCACTTGCGTGACGAAGGCAGGGTCCCAGTAGAGATTCCCGGCGTCGTCCACCGCAGCCGTGCCGATGCCCGGCGTCTCCTGCTCACGCAGGGAGTAGATGTATGAGGCGAGGTACGGGACGTACT